GTGTTTATATTAGCAAATGATGACTCTTGTCGTATAAAGTGGATTAGTGAATTAAACAAATAATTTTTTACTTTATATTCCTCTATAAATCCCTTTATATAGCTAATAGAGGGCAAAAATGAGCTAGGTCTTGCTTCTACAATTATATAAGGTATTTTATTTGACATAATATAATAATTATATATTACTATCATTATTATATTTTTTACAATAAATATTATTTAGATTATGTTTTAAAGCTATAATAATCTGCTGAGACTGTTCTTGTAGAATAAGAATATTGTGGGTTTTGTGGAGTTGGTGTTGGAATAGTAACAGGTTGGTTGCGTAAAGAGGCTGGTTTTAAACTAAAAGCGTATCCAGCTTGATCAAAAAATCCAGCATTTTCCATTAAATAATTATCAACTAATTGATAACGCATTGCTACCATTTGACAACCATAACCACGACATAATAAACCACTAGGATTTGAAGGCGTACTACCTGCGTCAGGAAATACAATTGTCATGCCAGTTTTATTATAATTTGTTAGCTCCTGTGTGTCAGGACTATTTTTAACATTATAATAATTATATCCTCTCATAAAAATAGAATTACTTGTTAAGTTAACATATTCTAAAAGGTCTTCATTTTGTAAGAAGGAATTATTTGTTTTATCAATAATTAAAATAACTTTATTTTGAAAGGATAAAAGAGGATTTAATCCTAAATTTTTTCCTGAATTTTCAAAACTATAATCCTTTCCAAGCATTAAATTTGGATAAGACTTAAATATTGTTGCTAAATTAGAATACATTTTTTGATTATTACTTTTAATTCTTAAATGAATAATTAATGGGTCAGTAGGGTTCGGACATGTTCCACCAGAAAATGCATATCCGTTAATTGTATCCATAACTGTGCTAAATGGCACTGAATTAAATGTTTCCTTAATATAATAACTGTCTGAAGTAGATGTTGCAACAATAGGTTGATTATCAATTGAATAAATTTCGAAATCTAAACAGCGAACACCTTGATTAATAACGGCTTTTAAATTGCAAACGTCAACAAAATCGTTTTTATATGAGCCGCCGCTACAAGCATTATAAGCAGTTTTAATATAATAATCGCATAAATTACCGCTGCAATCAGAATCAGAAGACGTAATTGCTCTTATATTACCATTAACAGAAGAATATAAATTATTCATATAGCTGCATTCGCTTCTCTCTAATTTAGTTAAATAAATCATATAACCAATAAAAACAATTAATATAATAAATGTAAAAGCAATTATAGCATATGATTGAAAATCTTCGTCGAGACCTTTTATTGCGCTTAAATAATCTGTTGTTTGACTTGACATAAATATCTAATATATCTTATTATTTTTATTTTAGAAGCATTTAAAATAATATATTGAAACAATACTTATATTTAAAAATAAATATACTTATATACTAAATATGGCTGGCGGATTAATGCAACTTGTTGCTGTTGGACAGCAAAATGTAATTTTAAATGGTAATCCTCAAAAATCATTTTGGAAATGTACTTATAAAAAATATTCTAATTTTGGTAAACAAAATTTTCGTCTAGATTATGAAGGCACACCTTCTCTCAGTTTAAACGGCGAATCTACTTTTAACTTTAAGGTAAAGCGCTATGCAGACTTGCTTATGGATTGCTATATTTCCATTAATTTACCTAATATATGGAGTCCTGTTATGCCTCCTCAAGCGGTTCCACAAGCAGATGGTAGCACTATATATACAAATTGGGCACCCTATGAATTTCAATGGATTGAAAATTTAGGCGCACAAATTATTAGCCAAATCGTAATTACATGTGGCAATCAAAAACTTCAACAATATTCTGGTCAATATATTTTAAACTCAACAAGACGAGATTTTTCTAAAACGAAATTAGAATTATTTAATGAAATGATAGGCAATGTGCCTGAACTAAATGACCCAGCAAATGCTGGCGCTCGTGTTAACGCATATCCAAACGCATTTTATACAACAAGTCCTGCCGGAGCAGAGCCATCAATAATGGGTCGCACACTTTACATTCCTTTAGGAGCTTGGTTTAATTTAGTTACAGAACAAGCTTTCCCATTAGTGGCGCTACAATATAATGAACTACAAATAAGCGTTTCATTTAGACCAGTTAACGAATGGTTTACAATTAGAGATGTTATGGATTACACAAATAATTTTCCTGTAATTGCGCCAAATTTTAACCAATTTTATCAACAGTTTTATAGATTTCTTCAAACACCTCCTGACGAAGAATTAGGTCCTACATCTTATGTAGATACAAGAACAAATTGGAATGCTGATATTCATTTAAATTGTACTTATTGTTTTCTCTCAAATGATGAAGCGGAGATCTTTGCTAAAAACGAGCAAAAATATTTAATGAAGCAAATTTATGAAAAACCATATTATAATGTAACAGGTCAAAATAAAATAGACATTGATTCAATTGGTATGGTTATAAGTTGGATGTTTTATTTTCAACGCAGTGATGCTAATTTACGCAATCAATGGTCCAATTACACAAATTGGCCGTATAACTATATGCCACAAGACGTTACGCCAGCACCAATAGGAGGAGATTTTCCAAATCCGGCGCCTTCACCACCAAAGCCGGCACTTTTAGGTCCTGGATTAAATCCTGATGGTACGCTTAGTGGTTTATATATAACTGGCATTTACAATCCTCAAAATTTAAAACAAATATTAGTTGCGTTAGGAATATTATTAGACGGACAATATAGAGAGAATTTATTGCCTGCAGGTGTTTACAATTATGTTGAAAAATATACTAGAACGGCTGGATCAGCACCACCAGGTTTATATTGTTATAATTTTTGCTTAGATACAAGTCCATATTCAAAACAGCCATCTGGAGCTATGAATATGAGTAGATTTACAAATATACAATTTGAATTTACAACGATAACGCCTCCGGTTGATCCATATGCCCAAGTGCTTACCATTTGTGATCCTGTAACTGGTGAAATTGTTGGTATAAATAAACCAACTTGGCGCATTTATGATTATAATTTTAATATGTATCTAATTGAAGAGAGAGTTAATATGGTAACGTTTATTGGTGGAAATGCGGCACTTATGTATGCTATATAAAGCCAAAGGCGACTTAAAAAAATATTATTTTCTAGTTTTTCTAGTTTTCTTAGACTTTTTAGATTTTCTAGACTTCTTATATCTTCTAGATTTTCTTTGGCCTCCTCCAGCAGCCGCAGCAGCACCATTATTTTCAATATAATTATTAAGATTATTAATAAGATCACGAATAATATTTTCAGTTCTTTCACTAGGATCTTCTTCATCTAGGTAGCGTCTTAGAAGTAATATTATTCCTCCTGTTACATCTGCTATTATTTGATCCTTATTGGTTCCTTCTATATCCCAACCAAAAGTCATTAAAGTACCTGCTACAGCATTTGCTGCATTTAAATTATCGCGTGCGTTATTACCGGTTGGTTCCATAGTAAGTTTCATTGCTTGAGCTAAAGTATTAAAGATATCTTCATATTGATCAATTCCAGGAAGATCATCGGATACTAGATTAGCAAAATTACTCATTTAATATATATACATATATTAATTAAAAAATCTATATTCTTAATTAAAATATTAACGCGGAGTATTTGGATCTCTCCAATCAATGTCGTGTGCTTCATACCATACTGGATCTCCGATGTCTTTATTTAATATAACAACAATTGGATTTTTAATGTCTGATCTATATAAAGGCATTTTTTCACCTTCGACTACTATTTTTCTAAGTTTAACGTTAGAATCTTCTAATTTCTTTCCTTTCCAAAACAAAGTAAAAGGTTGAGGAATACCATTTTCATCTCTATTTAATTGATTATCAATAACATATTGTTTTATGTCATTAATTGTTGCCGCATCAACATTTCTCTCTAAATTAGTATTAGAAAATCGCGCTGGCATTTCATTAGTTGAACCTCTTGGACTTTTAACAAATAAATGATAATGTGGTAAATCTTCGTGTTCATGACCTCCCATTTTAGATCTTCTATATTTTTTTTTTGTTTTATTTTTACGAGAACGTTGATATTTCTTACTTTTACACCTTTTTAC